CCACATGAAAATTGATATTCGGCCATATATCCACTATTCATGCCAAATGTATTATTATCGTATTGTATCTTTAGATTAGCTCCAAGTTCGCCAGTATATTGAATAAAAGGATCAGCATTAATAAATAGAGATTCTAAACTTAAAGCTCCCACAAAAATACCAATAGGCACTCTATTTAAATGATTATTATTCGAGCCTAAATACTTAATATTCTCAATAGGCAAATCATAACTAGCAGCGACTGATTGAACCCCTGTTAAAGGAGAATCATTAATATAAATTCTATTGAATTCTCTGCTAAATCTAGATAACATACCTTATACCTTTAATGAGAATTACACGGCTTTAAGTGTAATTATTAATATAAAAGGATAAAGGAGCAAGGTTTATGGAAGGAATATACGAAGAATTATATACATTTCTATTGTCACAGAATGTAGAAGAATGTAAACTACATTGCTTTAAAGAATGGTTGAAATGGTATATAGATAATGATTTATATCATGTACAACGAGATTCCAATAATAATTTAATAAAAGCAATATTCTTAAGAAAATTAAATTCTGATGATATACGAGATTTTCCAGAATATCTTCATCCAGAGACTCCAAAAATAGATTCTGTTACAAAATTCTATACACATAGACCAGAAGGTAATGTTTTTTATTGCGAGCTATTAGCCGATAAAAATCAAAATATTAAAGATTTAAAAATTGAAAATTTAAATTTTGCATTTTCTTGGGCTATTAATAAATTTAATATTGGACCTATAGATCCTTCTCAAATTCTTCTATATTATAAAAAAGGCGATAAAGTAAGGATACCTTTGAAAGATATAGAAGATGTTATTTTAAGGTATAAAGGATAAATTTTATGGGACTAGGATACACTCCAACAAACACATACGAAGACTCTGGATCAGTCAATGATTCAATGATTTTTTGGGCGAATAAATCATTAGGATATAACTTTTTAAAAAATGATATTATAAAATACAAAAATTTATTTTGGTATTCATTAAAAGACCATTTTAAATCTGCAACAAATGAGCCAGGTACAGATTCTGGAAATGATTTTTGGGGTGGATTAATAGCATTGTCAAATGGACAAATCGTAACAAAATTTATTTGGACTCCTTCTTATACATCTACAATTCAACATAAACCTACAGTTACGACAGTTAGATTTGGAAATGGATATGAACAAAGAATATCTAAAAGTATTAATCCAGATTTAAAAACGCTCCAATTAAATTTTGATCAAAGAAATTTAAGAGAAGCCAGAGCAATCATTCATTTTTTAAAACAAAGAGGCGCTGTTCAAAGTTTTGCATATAATCCAGGAGATATTTATTCTGAAACCACTTATAGAACAAAATATGTATGTAGAGAATGGGAAACGAGTTTCACCTTTAAAGATAATTATTCTATCCGTGGAAAATTTGAAGAAGTTTCTGCATGAGCAAGATAAAGAAGAATTAATAATATGCCAGAGAATACAACAAATGCAAGTGAATATTTTCTGCAAGCCCTTGAAGCTCAAAGATCAATTAATTCTCACATACATGAAATAGAGCCTACAACACCAATTTTCCTTTATGAAATAGACCTTAATGAAATCAAACCCGCTACGATTTCATATCCAAATAAAAATGGTCCAGTAAAAGATGGAGTTATAAGAATACATAATGATTTTAATCTTTTTAATATAAATCGTGGAATTATTAAATGGAGAGGAAATCTATATTTTCCTTTCCCAGTTTATGGAGAACAATTTGATATAACTTCTAATGGAACAATTCCAACACCAAAAGTAAAATTCTCTAGTCAATTTTTAGATGATGAATTTAATTCATTTTATAAATATATTAGGATGCAAATACAGGAATTAAAAGACATAGTTGGATCAAAAGTAACAAGAAGAAAAACTTTTGTTAGATATTTAAGTCCAGATAATTTTCCAGAAAATGTAAATCCATTCAACACTTTCATTGAAACTCCGTGGGCTTCAAGAGCTGGAGAAACTCTTACTGCAAGATCCCTAAAAGACGTTCCAGTAAATTTTTCTAAATGGTTAATTTATACAATGAAACCCAACGCAAGCACGAATAAAATTTTTACATGCTTGAGAACAGACGATAGATTGAAAACTTTAGATATGATTATACAAAGGCAAAATTACGAACAAACATCTTTAGATTTTTTTAATTTATTAGTTAATGAAAATGTAAATTTTTCACCAGATGTTACTGATTCATTTTCTTGTGATATTTTTATAATACCTGGAGATAATTCAAATTATACAAATATTATTAATGATCCAAATAAAGAATTTAAAAAATTAAATACTAGCAATAAAATTAACGTTTTCTGCTGTACGTCCAGAATATCTTTTAATAATTCAACTAGTACAACAGTAAATTATCCTTCTTCTTTTTCTGCTACTGGACCAGAAATAGTAACACTTTTATCTTTTAAATCTTTAAATGAAAACTCTGCAAATAGTTTTAATTATTCAATAACATCTCAATCTTCCTCAAGTTTTACGGCTTCATTCTCAAACTCTGTAAGTGGAAATTACGATGTCAATTATTTAGCAATTCCAACAGGAGTTTATACTGGAGTAAATCAATTCTCAAATGAGAATACAATGTTAACAACGTTAAAATTAACTAATAATTTTGGATCAGCTACGTCTGGAGAATATAATATACTTTTTCCAACTACATTTTCTACTACGCCAAAAATATTATTTAATAGCTATGGAAGTTTAGGTTTTAAGTATAATCAATATTTAAAAAATATCAGCTCTACTGGATGTACATTTGTAGCTACTCATACTGGAGATAATTCTCAATTGCAAACTCAAAATATTAATTTGATTGCTACAGATTATATAACAGATGAATCGTCTTTTCCATCTGCAGTTCAGATATATACATCATATCAAAATATGGCAAGAGATAATCTTAATGAGATAAATAGTAAGCAAGTTAATATTTACGAAGTAGAATTAACTCCAGATATTTATTATATAGATAGAAAAGTGCAAGAAGATTCGCAAAATGTTGTTTATGAACTTGCCTCCCTTCTTGATATAGAAGGAATTAAACTTCCAGGAAGACTTTTATTATCTAAAAATTGTTCATTTACATACAGAGGAGAAGGATGTCTGTACGAAAGATCAGATAGACTAAACGCGATTCATTCTGGAGTATATGCGGAAGTTGGTCAAATTATTAAACCAGATAGTACAAATGATGCAGTTGGCACAAGTACGTTTAATTTGTCTGATCGAGAAGAGATTATAGGTTTACAATCCGCTCCTCCAGTAGCAAGTCAAACAGATGACACTTTTAGTGCGTATAGAGCATATAATTGGATAGATAAAGGAACTTGGCAACAAAATGCGACTTATACTACAGGAAATCATATATATATAGAAAAAAATTATATTAAATATTATTTTGTATGCAAAGAAAATCATCTAAGTGATCTTATAAATTCTCCACCAAATACTAATTATTGGGAATCGGACTCTTGTTCAAAGACTTTGAAGGGATGCAGGTTAAGGTGGAAGGAAAATATTAATTTTCCTAGTTATAAACTATCCGCTTGTCATAACTATGGAGAAGGCTTAACTGATCCATTGGTAATTACACAAGTACAAGCTCCATTAGATGCATATGGGAATCAACTAATGGGTGTTTTACCATTTGGAGGATTTCCATCTGTTGAAGGCAAATTCCAATCACAACAAGGTGGAGGGGTAGGATAATATGGAATTTAATAATCAAATTAAAAATTGTATTAAAAATCTAGCAGTCAAAAAAAGCCCTCAAGAAATTTGTGGTTTCATTTATTTTGATGAAAAAGAGTATAAATTTGATATTTATCCTTGCAAAAATAGAGCAGAAAATAAAATAAATAATTTCACAATTTCTCCTCAAGATTTTTTAAATTGTCAAAAATTAGGTAAAATTGTAGCATGTTATCACTCTCATTGTGATGATAATATTGAATTCAGCGAGATGGATAAAAACAATAGCAATCTATATAGAATTAATTATATTTTATATAATACTAAACATGATTGTTTTAACTTCTATTCTGCAGGTACATCAAGTAATCCATATATAGGTCGACCATTTTTATTGGGTAAATCTGATTGTTTTACTCTTATGAAAGAGTATGCAATAAAAGAAGAAAAGGTAAACATAGAATTCCCTAAAGATTTAGTATATCCAAGACATTTAGAAGATATAAAAGATCTATATGAAAATAACTTCAAAAATCAAGGTTTTCTTAAATTAGATAAGAATGTTAAATTACAAAAATCAGATGGAATTATGATGCTATTTCCAGCTGTTTCAGACAAATTTCCAACTCATGCAGCTGTTTATGTAGGAAATGGATTAATTTTACACCAGCCTTTTAATTCTTTTTCTTGTGTAAATATATATGATAATTTCTTCAAAAAGCATGCTAGTTATGTTTTGAGGTACAAGGAGCTTGCAAATGGTAAAGGTTAAATTACATGGATATTTAGGCCAAGAAATTGGCGAGGAATGGAATCTAAATGTTTCTAGCGTTGCAGAAGCGTTTAGAGCGATAGAAGCAAATACAAAAAAATTGACTAAATTTTTTATTAATCAATCCGAAAAAAATGCAAAATATGAAATATTAATTAATCATCGTCCATTATGGGTTCCTAAAGCTGAAGAATTACCTACAGATTATAACAAAGTAAATAAAAAACATTTTGAAATGTTACATCAATCTGAGATGTTCATGAATTTTAATGACGAATTAAAAACGATAGATATTGTACCAATCTTAGAAGGAGCGAAAGGTGGAGGTGGTGGACCACAAGGATGTTTTCCAGCTGGAACAAAAGTATCTACTCCACAAGGAGTAAAGAATATAGAAGATCTAAAAGAAGGAGATGAAATCTTATCTTTTAATAAAGATAAAAATATAGAAATTGATATTATAGAAAAAGTTTTTGAGCACGAAAATAATAAAATTTTAAAAATTACATTATGGGATGGATCAGTAATAAGAGCAACAGGAAATCATTGGTTTTTCAATGAATATAACAGATTTACTCCTTTAGAAAATTTTAAAGTTGGAGACGTTCTTATACATGAAACTGGAGATGTAATGCCCATTGAAAAAATAGAAGAAGATGGCAGTGAAAAAGTATATAATTTTCATGTATTAAAAAATCACACATATATCGCCAATAATATATTTGTACATAATGGAGGAGGTGGAAAAAGTGGTGGCGGTGGAAAAGGCGGAGCTGCTGGTGGAGGCATGAAAAGTATTTTTGCTGTATTTTTAGCTATTATGTTGGCTCCAGTTTCTGGTGGAGGTTCTCTTAGTTTATTAGGAATGTTAGCACCAGCTATTTTAGGATTAGTTGCTCTTGGAGTTTCTATGTTATTGATGAAACCACCACCAATGGTTAGTCCTCAATCTATCGCGAATCCATCTGCAGATTTTGAAGCTTCGCCAGATAGCGGAGGAGGAGAACCCTCTTATACATTTAATGGTCCTGTTAATACTGTAGGAGAAGGTGGTCCAGTCCCTATTGGATACGGAAGATTAATCATAGGAAGTCAACAAATTTTTAGTTCTTACGATCAAATATACAGAATACAATCTAGAAAAAATGTATATGAAGGCGATGGTAAAGCTCCAAATGGAGTAGGAGCTGGAGAAAAAAATTATCCAACAAGAAGTTTTTATTTCAATCACGAAGGATATCCAATAAATATCCAAGATATGCAGGGAAATTCTATGGGAGACAATTCATTGTCGATATAATTATATGGCTAAAAAATGTAAAGATTGTGATCCAAATAAATATATCGAAGGATTAGCCTGGAGAGGAAAAAATGGAGTTTCTTATGATGGATATAAAATTTATAACGATGTTGGAAAACCTACAGATGATCTAACTTTAGCTGATGTTACTGATTTGCTTGACGCTTATAATCCAATATTTAATGTAAATACATCTGGACTACCAGAGTCTAATTCAAATGAAGTACAAATACGTGGAATAGATAGATCTCAAGGTATATGGTTCGTTTGGAGTTTTGTAGATGGATTAGTTATGTATGGAATCCCTGGAGTGGCTTTAACCCCACCAGCAATTACGAGTGCAGTTATTACAAACACTCAAATAGGCAAATCATTCGCTTTTAATATTACGTTAGATAAAATTGTATCTTATTTAAAATATACAGATTTTGGTGCTATTGCTTCAGTAGGATCTGCAGATCCATTACAGTTTGCATCTCCTGCTTCTATTAGCGTACCATTAACAAAAAATAAAATTAATTACGTTGGATATTATACTGGAATTATTGAAGCAGTATTAAATGGAAATAGATTAATAAAAGTAAACAACAAAAATGTATTAGAGACTTTTAAATCTCGTAAAAGTTTAACAATAATAAGTCAAGATTCGGAAGGGAATCTTCCAATACGAGTGACTAGTTTTCCAACGATCCATGCTCTTAAAGGTACAACTTTTAGTACTCCTGGAAATCCTTCTGGTTATACTTTAACTACAAATCTACCTGCAAATAAATTTAATGCTACATTAAATCAAAGTTCTTTAAATATTTTAGAAAAGCTAGGACTGACTTGGAATCCTGCTACTAAAACAATCAGTGGAGTAGTCTCTAATAATTTAACAGATGAGCCACAGGTTGCTAGTTTAGAATTTACAGTATTTGGACCAAATGCAGACGCAGGAAATAGAGTGGTTTTCAATTTGAGTATATTATATGGAAAACAAAATACAACTGTTGCTTTACCTACAATAAGTGCTAAAAGTTTTAATGGAACAGTAGGCACAGGATTCGGCGGCCAAGGGTTAGCAGGACTAAATAATAAAGAGACAATCATTGGAATATCTTCTTTACCAGAAGGGCTATCTTTTAATACTACCAAAAAAATAATAACAGGAGTACCAAAACATGCAGGAACTTTCGTAGCTTATGCTAGTTGCTCTAATACTAGGGGTACAAGTTATTTAGTAAATTTAACATTTAATTTTCAGCCACTTTCAGAGAATAATAAGCCTGGGGGCGCAGCTAAATTAGACATACTAAAACTTCCTAATTGGAAAGATAGTTCAAAAATTACAAATAATGATATAATTTTATTTTTAGGCGCGACTAATGATGAAGTAATTGAATTTAAAAAAATTAATGTAAGTGAATTTGAAATAATAAGAAAAAATGGTAAACCAGATGGGACAATAACTACAGGAAACGCAATTCCCGAAACAACATTTTCACCAATAAAAGGAACAAGTGCAGAAACTTGTTTTTGGATCCGAATCAGCGATCCAACTAAAGCAAATTCAAAAAGTAAATATGCAGATTTAGATATATCTCTTATAGGAAATTATTCTATAAGAAAAACGAAGGAGACTAATATAGATCCATTAGGAAATGCTTGCTATCCACCAGCTGGACCTTTTGACGGTCCTGTTTCAACTCCTTATATAGAAAATTTGACTGTTAATGTAACAAATGCTATTAAGCCAGGTTTAAGTGCAAATACTAATGAAAATGTTCCAACTGTAACCACATCTCCAACAAATATAAACGTTCAAGTAGTATTTGATCCTGAAAGTGGTACTTTAGAAAACAAATCCAGTACTGCAACTCAAAGATTACCAAATGGTTTACTTAAATATCCAAATGGAATTCCAGCGCAAAATGGAAGATCTTTTACGTTTTATGTTCGAATGGCAGATGTTTGCGCTTTTAATTACGTCAAAAGTTTTGCAGATACAACATATCAACATATTGAAAGATTTTTATTATATATGGGAACATATAAACCTCAAGCAGGAGACGTATATAGTTGCGCATATACTTATTCATACGTTGGGTATGGTATTTATTATACAAGAACGACCTATACAATAAGGTATTTTGCAAACACTGTTATAACAAATGGGGTTGTTCCGAGTAATTGTACTCCGCAAAAGGCAAGTGGTAAGGGGCTCGTCTATTGGGCTCCAGGAGGTGGTTTAGTTTCTCAACAGGGAAATAATCAATCAATAACTAATTATGGATATAGATTTGCGAATTCTTTTAAAGATACAAAAGATATAGGAATTAGTTCTCTAACTAATATATCTATATTAGATATTCTTGGGGAAGGTCCTATAGAAGGTATTGTAGATTATGAAATAGTACCTAATCCAGGCGCGGCTAAAGGAGATATAGGATATAAAAATGGAATAAAAATAGTAAAATATCCAGGTACAGATTCTCTAGTTAGATCTGTATACTGGAATGAAACGCCCGTAGCAGATAACACATATCCAAATAAAGGAAGTTTAAATTTTGAATTTATACAATTAAAATATGATTATGCTAACTCAAGTCCCAGACATGTCCATATCGATAAATTAAAAGACATAGAATTAGAAGAGTCTTTTTATTCTCGTAAAACTAATAATGGAGAATATATACCTAGTTTAAGTTTAAGAAATGATAGTACAAATACAATTATAAACTCTCAAATTAAATTACCTAGAAGATTAACTAGTACAAAAGTTGTAGGAACTAGACTTTTTGGCAAAAGAATTTTCACAGATGGAACTTCTAAAACTTATAAAAAGTCTTTAACAGTTATGACGAAGGATCTTTACGGATTAAGACTTCATATTAAAGCTTTAAGCTTGTTTAAAAGTATTGTTGATTTAACTATATGGGATTCAGCAGATCAAGCAGCATCAAATTCTGTCAGTGGAAGAACAGATCGTCAATCTATGATTTTTAGATTGTTCTTAAAAAGAATAGAATATTTTCCAAATAAAGGTAAAGTTGTAACAAATATACCAAATCCAAATTATACAGGAACAACTCAACCGACGTATTCGATTAGTGCAGAACAATATTATAATACTATATATAGCGTACAAAATGATGTACTAGCTTTATATTGGCCCCCGAATGATCCAGGTGGACCTGGAAATGGGCCAGATGGTACTCAAAGACAACCAGCAAATTATACAGAATTTATCAATGGAAGAACAACATATTCTCATAGACATGATGGTAAAATTTATAC